ATTTTAGTAATAGTGTTTGTTTACCATTTTTAGTAATAGTGTTTGTTTACCATTTTTAGTAATAGTGTTTGTTTACCATTTTTAGTAATAGTGTTTATTTAACATTTTTAGTAATAGTGTTTGTTTAACATTTTTAGTAATAGTGTTTATTTAACATTTTTAGTAATAGTGTTTATTTAACATTTTTAGTAATAGTGTTTGTTTACCATTTTTAGTAATAGTGTTTGTTTAAGAATTTTTAGTAATAGTGTTTGTTTAAGAATTTCATAATATATATAAAATATATAATATGGATTATAAATTTTTATTAGAATGTAAAAATGATTTATTTAACTTTTTATCAAGTATGTTAATAATTCCAATATATTCAGGGATACATGGCATGTATGAATATTCTGTTAAAATGCATACTATATTAGATGAAAAATGTAAATTAAATAACAAGTTAGTAAATCCTGGTATTGCTTCAATTTTAAAGTTATGTTTAAATGATATAATATCATTAAATAATTATGAAATAGAAAATATATATAATGATATTAAACAAAAATCTGGATGTTATAATTATTTTGATGATTTAGTAAAAGCATGTTTTAAGAGTTATATACTACTTTTAACATATAATCCCGTATATGAAAATTCTAATTTTACATCACCTGAACTTTATGAAAATATAGTTGTTAAAGATTTTATTCATAAATGCTATATTGAAGTTAGTAATTATTTTAAAGAAAATATTGAATTAATTATTAAAGATAGAAAAAGAGAAATGTATCATATTATTAAAGAGTGTATTGAACATTCTATTAAAAAATCTATTTCTAATTATGATGAAATAATTAAAGAATATCTTAAAATTAAATTTGATATTTCTAAAAAAGAAGATAAAATAAATTATGATAATATTAAAAGTATGGTAAGTAAAATGATTAATACAAAAAAATATGGAGGAATAGAAACCATGGATGTAGTGGTCAGTGGTGGTAGTGAAAAAGTAGTTGGTGAAAGTTCATTTAATAATGTTGAAAATTTTATTAATGCAAATAAAGAAATAGATGCTATTGTTAATAATAAATATATTGATGACAAAGTAGGAGGAGGTGATAGTACACAACAATTATCTGGAAAAAATTATATATTAAATACTCAAAGTAATGAGCATAGTACAAGTAATATAATGAATATATGTATTAATAAAGATAAGGAAATAGATAACATACTAAATAATAATTTATTACCTGTTAATGAAGAGGGATTAGAGGAAGTAAAGGAAAAGGAAGATGTAAAGGTTGGAGGACATAATGCACCAATACTTAGTGAAACAAGTACAGATATAAATGGTTCATTCAACATGTCAAAAGTATATAATGGTATAAATACAGAAACAGTAAAAGAAGGTATAAATATAGAAACAGTAAAAGAAGGTATAAATATAGAAACAGTAAAAGAAGGTATAAATATAGAAACAGTAAAAAAAGGTATAAATATAGAAACAGTAAAAGAAGATATAAATACAGAAACAGTAAAAGAAGGTACAAATAAAACAAGTTTATTAGAAAGTCCACTACCAATAAAAAATAATAAAATTAATGATATTTTACCAACAGTTAAAAAAGGAAGACCTCCTAAAAATAAAAAAGCAGATAAATTCTTTAATAATTTAGTATAAATTATAAGTTATAAGTTATAAGTTATAAGCAATATGATTATAATTTTAAGTATATAAAAAAAATATTTATATAAATTATATATATATATAAATATGGGTTTAAAATATGTATTACAAAATTATATGTTATTAGTTGCATTAATAATATTTGTTGTTATTTATATTATAGTAAATTATAATTCATTAAATAGTGGTAAAATATCATTTTTTGAAGGAAATTATTTAATTCCAATAATTTATACAGTATTAATATCATTAGTATTATTTATTCTTTCATGTGATGGAAGCAGTGGAAATACTTATAGGCTTGTAAAGGTACAAGATAATATACAACCTTATTATAATCAGTTTAATCATAAAATAACACCCGAATTAAATATAAAATCATTATTAAAGTCTGATAGTGTTTTTATACCTCAATTGAATAAAAATCGTATTGGATTAAAACTTTAGGTTGTGTATTGGATTAAAACTTTAGGTTGTGTATTGGATTAAAACTTTAGGTTGTGCATTGGATTAAAACTTTAGGTTGTGTATTTATTTATAAACGTTAGGTTGTGTATTTATTTATAAACGTTAGGTTGTGTATTGGATTAAAACTTTAGGTTGTGCATTGGATTAAAACTTTAGGTTGTGCATTTATTTATAAACAAAAATATAATCATTAATAATTATAAGTATATAATCATTAATGACAGATAATACAAGAAATGTTACACTATATGGTAATAAAAAATTACAGATAAAACAATTTCATTTATCATCAATGGTTGAAAATCCTGCAATAGTTATGATTGCAAAAAGAGCATCGGGTAAAAGTTGGGTATGTCGTGATATATTAAAAAATTTTAAAGACATACCAGTTGGTATAATAATTGCTCCAACTGAAAAAATGGCAAATCCACCGTTTTATTCAGCATTTTTTCCTGATAGTTATATACATTATGAATATAAAAGTGAAACTATAGAAAGAGTACTTTATAGACAAGATATTATGATTGAAAAACAAAAACAAAAAGAAAAAGATGGTAAAAATATTGATCCACGATGTTTTATCCTTATGGATGATTGCTTAAGTAAAAAAAGTTCATGGATGAAAGACCAACCAATTATGGAATTACTTTTTAATGGTCGTCATTATCGTTTAATGTATATTCTTACAATGCAATTTCCATTAGGTATCACACCTGAACTTCGTTGTAATTTTGATTATATATTCTTATTAGCAGAAGACTTTTATTCAAATTTAAAACGTTTATATGATCATTATGCAGGAATGTTTCCTACTTTTGATTCATTTAGAACCGTGTTTAAAGAATTAACAAATAATTTTGGTTGTATGGTAATTGTAAATAGAGGAGCCAGAAGTTCATTTTTGGAAAAAATATTTTGGTACAAAGCATCAAATGATGATGTTGGTATGATAGGATGCAATCAATTTATAAAACATCATGATAAAAATTTTGATCCTGAATGGAGAAAAAAAAATAAAAAATATGATATTATGGAAATGTGTGGTAAGAAAGGTAATACTAATGAAGTTAAAGTAGAAAAAGTAGATTAATAACACTAAATGTTATTTCGCTTCACCGAAGGTGCCTTTGGCACTCACATTTATTAGATTTTATTATATTACCACAATAACATTTAGTGTTATTATGTTATAACTGGCTTATATAATACTTATTTAATACCTCATTCTTTCTTAAATAATCATCTTTTATAGAATTAATCCATACAGAAGGCTGTTCAAACATCGCTTTAAATATTTCTGATACAAAAACAGGTGACTCTTGCTCCTCTTCTAATGAACGTGGTAAATATTTGTACACTATCTTTGTATTGCCACCCTCGCCTTTAGTACTCATTAAATATAATGCAATTAATAATATGCCTATAATTAAAAATATTAAAAAAAATCCTTTTATAATATTCATAACTTATTCGTATATATATATACACAAATAAATATATATATACATAAATAAATATATTTATTGGAACCAGAACTGGAACTATGCAAATTAAGGTTGCTGTAATTGCTTATAAATTTGGTTTATAGTTGCCATTTTATCTTCTAATTCACTCAATGATTTTTTACTATCTTCAAGTTCACAAACAATTTTATTTTTTTGTTCTACAACTTGTTCTAATTCTTTTTCCTCTTGCGTCTTCTTGACAGCATCTAATTCAACATCAACGCCTTCTTCATATTTTTGAGTTTCTACTGTTTGTGCTTTTGGTAATTTTCTATCTTCTAAAAAGCCTGTTCCTAATCCAGTTGATTCTGGAGCATCATGTTTACCAGTAACAACATTAGCACCTTTGAGCATTTCTTCTTTTCTAACTGCTTCAAGTTCATCATCCTCCTTTAATGTATCATAATATGTTTTCATATATTGATTTAATTGTTGTTCCCTGTATACCTGTTGTTCAGGCTCCATATTAGTTGTATCGGCATCAAATGGCAACCATTTACCAACTTCACCAACAAATACATGGTGTCTCTTATCTACTTTTTGTAATTGTTTAGCACGTGCATCCGCTTCTTCAAATGATTTATAAACACCACGTACCTTTACACCAACAACTTTTTGGTCCTTGTATTGGCTTCTTTTTTCTTCAGGAAATGATAAATGAGTTAAAAATGATAAACATGCAAATGCTTGACCCTTAAGAGGCTTATCTTCTTCTAAATAATCTTCTTCTAAATTAGACATGCTTTTTATTTATATAAATAATAATAATTTATTGTTTATATTAATTTATTGTTTATGTTAATTTTTTGTTTATGTTAATTTATTGTTTATGTTAATTTATTGTTTATGTTAATTATACCGTTTATGTTAATTATACCGTTTATGTTAATTATACCGTTTATGTTTATTATACCGTTTATGTTTATTATACCGTTTATGTTAATTATACCGTTTATGTTAATTATACTGTTTATGTTAATTATACCGTTTATGTTTATTATACCGTTTATGTTTATTATACCGTTTATGTTTATTATACCGTTTATGTTAATTTATTGTTTATATTAATTTATTATACCTTTAGGTTCTTATAGTATATGCAGGAAAATTACCATCAAGTATATATAATAATACGGCACTAAAAGCAACAATGGATAGGATTTGTGTATCTTGTGTCATATTGAATGAAAAGAGTATTAGTAAGAATATGTAATACAAAATTATATTAATTAATATTTTTAGAATTCTGTTGTATAAATAATATTTTCCATCTATATTAATGTTCATGATGTGTATATATAATAAGAGAAGAAATTAAAAAATGGTTGATGATATGGTTAATGATATAAGTTAGTAGGGTCTAAACCATTGAGTTAAACCTGTAGATGTATTTTCATAATAAATTTTTCCATTTGTATCACTGCGTTTTACCCATCCTAATGGAAATGCTACATCTTCAAGACTTGTAGATATTTTATCTTGATGACGCCTTAGTAAATTGTCATAACATGTTTCTCCTCTTTGATTTACCCTGAATAAGAGAGGAATTGTTTCTATTGGATAACGACCAAGTATATCTATCATAAATGCTACTTTTTCATCATATGTTTTGATAGGCCGACCTTGGTCATTAACTTTACCCCATGCTATGCCGTGTAATATAGTACTACCATCCCTATTTATACCCCCAACAGGATTAATATTACCATCCCTATTTATATCCGTTAAACGTACCCCCATTGCAACAAGAGCATCAATCATTTGTTTATTGCAATTTTGTGCAGCCAAAAATAATAATGTTTGTCCTCGTGCATTATATTGATTTGGTAAAATACCGTCTTTAAAGGAAATTTTTATTAAGGTAAATCTTTGTGAAGGTATACTACTATGAATAAACTGTATATATGGTGCCCATTCATTACTTATATTTACTTTTTTTTCAGGTGCTTCTAATAAATCATTTTCTGTCCATGTAATTTGACTTGGTTCTAATTGTTTAACTTTAATAACTTGTATTGTATTTTCATAAAATCCTCTATATATAGAATCAGCTCTTATCATCGGCACATCCCTAAACACTAAACCAGCGATTGCATCTATATTACCGCCTGTCATAATCCCCCCCCCTCCTACTAAACTACTTTTTTTAAGATTGTATTTACTCTTATACTTGAGATACTTTTTTTCATAATCCATGTTATATGTATGTTTGTATATATATGATATTTACAAAAAAATATTATTTTTATTAAATGTATTGGTATATATGTATATGGATTATAAAGAAAAATATATTAAATATAAGATAAAATATTTAGAATTAAAAAATATGAATACTGATAATGATAATCAAATAGGAAGTGGTAAAAATAGTATTGAGTTAATTTATAAAAAATATTATAAAACCAAAAATAGTCAAATATTGGAATTATTATTAAATTTATATTTAATGAAATGTAAATATAGAAATATATTTCAAATATTTTTACGTACTAAAATATCAAAAGAAATAAAAGAAATATTAGATAATATTCCATATACTTACTTAATAGTTGAAGAAAAAAATGGTAAAAGAATAATTGTATATAATAAAAAATTATTTAATATTGATGATTTAGATATAACATATGGAAAAAAATATGCAAAACAATTAGGTGAATTTTATGTATGTGCAAGTGATAATTTTTCCAATAATAATTATATAATTGTTATCAATGTTGAAGCTCTTAATACATATGCAGAGTTGTATGCTCAAACGTGTACAAAACAGACAATAATAAAAAATATAAATAAAACAATTAACATATTAGATGATATTAAACAGTTATTATTAAGATTGGATAAAACATTACAAATTGAAATAAAATTATATAAGTTATATTGATGGATAATACTCCCATTTAACATCTTTGCATATTTTTTTCCATATTTCATCTTGAGAACGTAATTTAACACGACTTTTAAGTAAAGGAAAACATTTAATAAATTCATCTAATTCTAATAATTGACAGAACTTGTGTAAAACATAAGAATAACTTAAAAAATTAATTCTATCTTTTGGACAATACTTTTCAAAAGGTTCTTGTATTTGGTCAAACATAGATTTGAAATTATTTTCTATCTCTTTACTTATCATTGGTGCTGGTATGTTTGTTATCTTTGACTTTATATATGGAATATGCTCATAATATTCATTTAATTTTAATTTTTTTAATATTGTTTTAAATTGTGATAATGCTAATATTTCTATTTTTTTAATACGCATCTTTTTTAACTCATTTTTTATTAATTCTATTATATCAGTTGGTATTTCAGTTGATTCTTTTGCTTGAAATTGGCTTAACCCGTGTGTGGACTATACCTTAAGCCCCTGCCTCCCATTTTAGTTGGTTGTGGCGGGACCCATATCCATCTAGTCTCTGAACCTTTTTCTAAATGTAAATTTAGAAACTTGGCTGCGGATTGTCTAAAATCTAATATTTTTACCGTTGGGTATGGCTATTATCCATGTTCCTTTAAAAAATTGCTAATTTAAAGTGGTAATTAGATTGTAAAGATGTTCCCGCAATTTGGATATGTTACCTTCTTCCTATAGCCTTTATGCTTATAAGAAGGAGATTAGTATATACTTTGTCCTTAATATAAAGGATATATACTTTAACGAGCAGTTAAGATAATTTATCCACTCGCAAAAATGATTTTTTCTTTTATATGGAAATGTTGGTTTTTCAATCATTGGATCTTTATAACTTGTTATATCGCTTTCTACAATACAACTTTCAACTTCTCCACAATTAGTACATGTATACGTACCCTCAGAATATATTAATATTTTATCAATATTGCAATTAATACAAAATTTACTTATTTTCTTTTGTGTTTGTATTCCATCTATAACTAAACGATATTCATCAAATAATGTTGCTTTGTCTTGATATATTATTTGTTGTTTTTTTTGATTATCGTTATTGTTATTATTACCATTACCGTCATTGTTACATTCATCTGATTTCCCCTTTTCTAAATAACTAAAAATATTATTATTATCTTTTACTAATGTTTCAATATTTTTAATACGTTTTCTTGTTGTTTTTTTCTCCTTTCTTTTTTGCTTGGATATTTGATTTAATAATTCAAGTTTATCAACCTTATCAGTTTTTTTAAATAGTATGTCTAAATCATCATATTCATCATATTCATTATTATTAATATTTTCAAATATATTATTTTGTTCAATTGCATCTAACAAATTACCCTTGTCCAACGAATCAACTTTGTTAACTAAATCAACTTTGTTAACTAAATCACCCTTGTTAACTAAATCAACTTTGTTAACTAAATCAACTTTGTTAACTAAATCACCCTTGTTAACTAAATCAACTTTGTTAACTAAATCAACTTTGTTAACTAAATCAACTTTGTTAACTAAATCACCCTTGTTAACTAAATCAACTTTGTTAACTAAATCAACTTTGTTAACTAAATCACCCTTGTTAACTAAATCACCCTTGTTAACTAAATCAACTTTGTTAACTAAATCAACTTTTTCCAACGAATCATCCATTTTCATCTGTTCAATTACAGTATTAGTATTATTATTATTATTATTATTATTATTATTATTATTATTATTATTATTATTATTAATACCATCATATTGATCATAATAATTAAATAATATATTATAAGTTTTACTAAAATATGTAATTTCATCATCATAATTATATATTTCATCAATTTCATTTGTTAATATATCAATATCTTCAATTATCTTAGATTTTAAATATACATAATTGTCTACACATTTTGAGTTGCATTCTAATTCCTTCAACATACATTTTAATTTTTCTAGTTTTTTTTCTTTCTTAGGTAAAAAATGTCTTTTTTTATTTATATCATCTATAATTTTTGTATGAGAACTATCTAAAGTACTTACGTTAGTTAAATATTTAATTTTATCAGGTTTAAATTTAAATTGCCCACTATTCATACATATATAATGAATTAAAAGTTAATAATATTTTAAATTAATTATTATAGCATAAATATGTTAATTCTATAAATTAAATTTGATATATTAAATTAAAAGCATTAAGAATACTGAATTATTACATGTTAGAACTATCATTCCTATTATAATGTATAATAAATTATAGAAGTTAATGATAGAAGTTAATGATAAAAGTTAATGATAAAAGTTAATGATAAAAGTTAATGATAAAAGTTAATGATAGAAGTTAATAATAGAAGTTAATGATAAAAGGTAATAATAAAAGGTAATAATAAAAGGTAATAATAGAAGTTAATAATAAAAGTTAATAATAAAAGTTAATAATAAAAGTTAATAATAAAAGGTAATGATAGAAGGTAATGATAAAAGGTAATAATAAAAGGTAATGATAAAAGGTAATGATAGAAGGTAATGATAAATTAAAAGCATTAAGAGTAAGGAATTACTACATAAACACATTATTATATTTTATAACAATAAGCCATTAGAACAGCTAAATATATTTTTACGCCCAAAAAATATATAAAATTATATATAGATAATAAAAATTTTTTTATATTTTTTTTTTCTAAAACTATAATATATAATAACACATGGGTGGTGGTTTAATGCAATTAGTCGCTTATGGCGCACAAGATGTTTATCTTACTGGCAATCCTCAAATTACATTCTTTAAAGTAGTATATAGAAGATACACTAACTTTGCTATTGAAACTGTAGAACTTACTCTTAATGGTACTGCAGACTTTGGCAAGAGAGTTACTGTTACTATTACCAGAAATGGTGATCTTGTAACCAGAATGTACTTAAGAGTTGAACTTGCATCTGTTTCTATGAACAATGTTCCCCAATCTGAAGTTGAAAGAAACAAATTTCTTTTTGCTTGGGTTAGACAAGTTGGAAACTTCTTAATTGATAACATTCAATTTGAAATCGGTGGTTCCCAAATTGATAAACACTGGGGTCACTGGATGAGTGTATGGAACGACCTTACCAAGAACGTAAACACTCAACCTGCTTACAATGCTCTTGTTGGTGATGTTGAAGAACTTACCGCTCTTAGATCCCCAGATTCTCAAGGAAAGTTCACTCAACCATACGTTTTATTTGTTCCTTTAATCTTCTGGTGCAACACTAACACTGGTTTAGCTCTTCCTCTTATCGCTCTTCAATACCACGAAGTAAGACTCTGGATTGAAACTAACCCCTTCCAAGACCTTATCTGCCACACCAACAACCTTACTGCATCCAGACTTGGAAACGGTATTGGTGTTATGAATGATATGTCTCTCCTTGTTGACTATGTTTACATTGACACTGAAGAAAGACGCAGATTCGCTCAAGTTGGACACGAATACCTCATTAACCAACTCCAATTCACTGGTGTTGAAGCCGTTAACAACAATCCTCTCCGTGTCAAACTTGGTTTTAATCACCCCACTAAAGAACTTATCTGGAACATTAAATCTGGTGATTACATCTCTGGAAACTCTCCCTTCCTTTGCTATTCCAACACCGATGACTGGAGTGCTGCCCTTGAATACGCTGCCAACAACGTTATCACTGGTTCAGTCCAAGTTGGTGATACTTCTGCTATACCTGTTCCAACTCCTGATGCTTCTCCAGAAGTTAACATTTCATCTGTTGCTTATGACAACTGGAACACTGTTAACTCTGTCAGCACTAACACCAGAAATAAATCTAAATACTCAGTATTTACTTATGTTGCTGGTCAAGGTGTTGATGAATCCAAACACCCCAGTGAATATGCCAAAGAACTTTACGTTCAAGCCAATGGTCCCGCTGCCGATACTACTAATGTTAACTTCAAATTTAGACGTGATGTTTTAACCAACCCTCAAAAACCCGAATATAACCTTGGTGATTACATTACTAAATTTGTTGTTTTAATCTACTACAATGTTGTTAATGTTAATGGTACTGGCAAGGCAGGAACTCTTACCTATGTTGTCAAGGCCATTGAACAAAATATCACCATTAGAGATGTTTCAGTCCCTGTTGCATCATGGAACGATAACAGATACACCTCTGTTAACGGAAACCAGAACTTCTCTGATATGGATATTTGGGCTGTATTACCCTTATGCAGTGGCCTCCTCATCAACAACAGATATAATCCTGTTAAGACTGGTCTTATCCAACTTAACGGACATGATAGATTTGATACCAGAGAAGGTGCTTACTTCAACCTCATTGAAACTTACAACTACCACAGTTCCACTCCTTCTAACGGTGTTAATGTCTACTCATTTGCCTTACATCCTGAACAACATCAACCCTCTGGCACTTGCAATCTTTCAAGAATTGATAACACTACTCTCATTCTTAACTTATGGACTGATTACCCATATGCTGATTCATCTAGATATCCTCCTGCTTTATCTGTTGTCGGCCCATCCACTGAATGCTATATCTATGATACCAATTATAACGTATTACGCGTAATGAGTGGTATGGGGGGTTTGGCCTATTCAAATTGATTGGGACATAACATACAGTACATTCAAGTATGTGTTATTATGTTGCTATACTTTTTTAATTAAAAAAATGTTATTATAAAATAATATTTTTACAAATTGATAATAAAAATTGATTTATAAATATAAACATATATAAAATAATAAAAAAATAAAGATAATATGGACGATAAAGATAATAAAAGAAAAATAGCACCATCGCGTTTAGCACGACAAAAAGTACATATGTGTTACATGGTTAATCAAAAGAAGGAGCCATGTTCATGGAGAGCATTAAATGAAAATAAATTATATTGCAAAAGACATAGCATATATGAAGGTGTATATAATAAAGAAGACATTATAAATTTACAATTTTGTTCTGGTTGTAAAAATCCATTTAAAAATAAAACTGATGAAAATTATAAAATATGTGAAAAGTGCCGCATAAGAGCTGAAAAAATAAGAAAAGAAAATAAAGAGGAAGCAGTTAAATGTATAGGTATTACTAAAAATGGAATACCGTGTACTAATCAAGCAAAGGAAAATTCTGATGTTTGTGAATTACATGTAAGTTGGAAGAGATATAAAGATGCAATTAGTTCTGGTAAAAATATGTGTAGAAACTGGGAAAGAGGTTGTTTTGAAATTATAAGTTTAGATGTAAAAACATGTTCTAAATGTAGAAATATAGAAAAAAATAAAGAAAATATTCTTAATGAAAAGAAGAAAGAAAAAGCAATAGAGTATAATAAAATTAATAATAATAGAATGTGTGTAAAATGTAATAAGATTGTTAGTTTAGATAGTTATAAAAATAGTAGATGTTTAGAATGTTATGAAACATATAATAAAGTTGAACAAAATAGAGCATCTAAAGATCCTTTACTTCGTAAATTATATGATTATAAAAGTTCGGCATCAAAAAGAAATATTAATTGGAATTTGACTGATGAAGAGGCTAAAGAATATTTTAAGAATAAATGTTATTATTGCAATAAATTAGTAGGATATAATGGTATAGATAGGATTGATTCAAATAAAAATTATTCTAAAGAAAATTGTGTTAGTTGTTGTAAATTATGTAATATAATGAAAAGTAATTATAATTTACAAAAATTCTTAGAAATAATTACATATTTATTATCTATAAACTTGTATATTGATAAGGAAATTAATAATGATTATAAAAAACATTTTATTTGTGGAAAAAATTCAAAATATTCAAAATTTATTTATGAAGCAAAAAATAGAAAAATTAATTATGAAATATCAAAAGAAACTTATAAAAATGTTATACAACAAAATTGTCATTATTGTAAAAATGGCTTTGTAAATGGTTGTAGAGGAATTGATAGAGTAAACTCAAAAGTTGGTTATATATGTGGCAATATTGTTCCATGTTGTTATACTTGTAATATTATGAAAAATATATTTTCATTAGATGAATTTTTTCATCATTTACTTAAAATTTATAAACATACAATATTAAAGGAAGTATCAGTTGAAGAAAACATTCAAACAATACAAGATAAAATATTAAGTTTATGTAAAAATGTTAAAACTCTTGCACATGAAAAATTTTTTCAAAATAAAGAATTTTATGAAAATCTTATGTATAATAAAAATGCAACTTTAAGTGATGTTTCTAAAATTAAAATAAAGTTGGAATTTGTTGAAAATAAAAAACAACTTGATATTTGGAATTATTATAGAAAATCAATTTCAAGTCTTAAAAAAAATAAAAATTCCAGTCTTATTGGTAGACAAATTCATATTTTAGTTAAAGATGAAATTACAGATAAATATTTAGGTATTGTAAGTTTAAGTAGTGATTATTATTCATTAGATGATAGAGATAAATATATTGGTTGGACAATTGCTGAAAAAAATAAAAAATTAAAATATATTATGAATATGAGTACATGTGTACCTATTCAACCATTTGGTTTTAATTTTACAGGTGGTAAGTTATTAGCAATGTTAGTATTTTCAAAAGAAGTTAATGATTATTATTACAAAAAATACAATGAACCATTATTAGGTATAACAACAACATCCTTATATGGTAAATCCGTTCAATATGATAAACTTAAACAATTAAAATTTCTTGGTTATACTAAAGGCAATAGTGTTAATAATGTTCCATCCGAAGTAACTAAGATATGTAATGAATATCTTAAATTTGAATATGGTTATAATTATAAACTTTCTAAAAAATTTATTATATTACAAAAAGCATTTGATAATTTAGGCATTTCTAAAGAAGATGTTTTAACTTCCAATCCAAAAGGTATTTATTTCGGATTTACTTGTAATGAATCTAAAAAATTCCTATGCATGGGTGGTGGCGATGATGGTGCCATTGTTCCCTCTGGATGTACTAATGTAGTTACGCGTGATATATTTCAAACATGGTTTAATAAATATGCAACAAATAGAAGTAAAAGTCTTTCTAATTTATAGGAATCCAGTTTTTTATATCACCGCATATTACACCTTTATTATCTATTACACCTTTATTATCTATTACACCTTTATTATCTATTACACCTTTATTATCTATTACACCTTTATTATCTATTACACCTTTATTATCTATTACACCTTTATTATCTATTACATCTCTATTATCTACTAAACCATTATTTTTCATTATTAAACCAGTTGGGCCCCATATCTGCCCTGGTCCATATACCAGATTATTATTATTACAAACACCTCCTCTTCTTAAACATGCAATATCTCCATATATTCTATGTTTCATAATAGTAGAATTTGGTAATATATTATCACAATCTTTTTGACTATATATATTATGAGATTGTATCCACGATTCTGTTAATGTATTATTTGATTTAGAAATAACTATTACTAAAACTACAATTAAAATTAAAATTATTATAATAATTTCATTTGAATTAAACATTATATATATACTTATACACTAAAATTATACTTATACTTATAAACTAAAATTATACTTATACTTATACACTAAAATTATACTTATACACTAAAATTATACACTAAAATTATACTTATACACTAAAATTATACTTATACACTAAAATTATACTTATACTTATACACTAAAATTATACTTATACACTAAAATTATACTCATGCAATAAATATTTTTATTATACTTGTGTCATAAAAAATTATAAAATTAAGGTTTTTGTACATATTGCCAATTTTCAGGATGATCACAACCTACTATACGATGTTGAGGATTATTATATTCATCTCCATATCCTCTAAGAACTTTTAAGTATGGATTACAACTATTAGGTGATTGTACACATGCGAATTCTCCTGTCTTTACATGTTTCATTAAATTACCATTTATACAATCTTCATGTTTTAATGGAATAGGCCACATAAATTGTTCTTTTAGTGTATTATTTGAATTATGAATAATTATTACTATAACCACGATAATAGCTATAATAACAACCACATTTGAATTAAACATTATATATGTATATACTTAATAAATATTTTAGTTTTAATTATATAGTTATTGTTTTAATTATATAGTTATGGTTTTAATTATATAGTTATGGTTTTAATTATATAGTTATGGTTTTAATTATATAAAAAAATTGAAATTTTGTATAGTTATTGTATATATAGTAATTAGAACCTATCAAAAATGTTCTTTCTTTCTGGCGTTGTAGCCTTTATCATTGCCTTTTTGGTTGCACGGGCCTTTCGTGCATCACCCCCACCTTCAATTCCAACACCTCCAACACCTCTAAGGTTACAGTTCTCTTCATCCAGCAAGATAAAGATTCCATACGCAAAGATAATAGGGTGCACACAGATAATCCCTCATGAATCTAAAGAAATTCAAGGGCCTCCGCATGTAGTGGCTTATCACAAGTGCCGTGATACATACCGCGAGGCATTTGCAAACGGTGATGTTGGTGCAGGACGTGGCCTTTTCACAGAAGACACTGCAGTAGGCCCTATGTCAGTGTATGACATCATAGGTGCGTTTGTATCATTTAACATTTCGGCTGCACGTATAGTGGATACAACCATCTATGAGATATTTAAGCCATACATGACGGAATCGAAAGTTTGTATCTACAGTTCTACTGTGTCCGTAACATTTGATGGTTGTGCAGTTACCACAATCACAGCAAAGGTGTTATGTGAGTGTGTTCCTGAAAGGGAAGGAAAGGGAGGGAAGATTGATGCCTGTATGATCCCTCTAAAACTCTTGAATTTAACCATAAAGGAAGGAGAAGAGGAAAGGGTTGTAAAGCATGAGGTTCCTCTTTCCTCAGATGGAAAGACACTCTCGCAAATGCCTGACTTATGTAAACTTCATCCGCGTTCTTTTGCAATGGGAGCCCTTGTAGATTTATGCAATGATAGAGGATGGGTGTTGGAGTAATTCTTCACCCGTTACATTTTTGTGCTTTTTTATAAATTTGATAATGCGTTTATACATGTTGCTAATTCCACTTTATCAGTATGTATAAATAGTTTATAATGTTCCAAGCTATGTTTAACAAAGCCTTCTTCTTGCATTTTTGTAATTTGGAGTAATAGATTATCATATATTCCTTTATAATTATATACAAATATAGGTTTACATGCTTCTCCAATTTGATTTTTTGTTATAACTTCTAATAATTCAAATAATGTTCCAAAACCACCAGGAAGAATTAAATATGCATTACCTAAATCAACTAATTTTTTTTGTCTTTCAGTAATATTATCAAATAAATAATCATCTTCATATTTATCATCCTTAAAAATATGCATATTGCTTGTTACTATCTTACCTGAAAATGCATTTCTAACAACGCCCATCAATCCAACAGTACCACCCCCGTAAGCAATTGTTATCTTATTACTGTCTAACTGTTTTATAAGTGAATCAATTTCATCAATGTAGTCCTGCTTCAAATCATGCTTCCCTGAACAAAATACTGTTAAATTTATCATATACTTCTTATATATATTATATACTTTTTATTATATACTTTTTATTATATACTTTTTATTATATACTTTTTATTATATACTTTTTATTATATACTTTTTATTATATACTTTTTATTATATACTTTTTATTATATACTTTTTATTATGTGCTTAATTTATTTAGATGATAATATTATGCAAGATACTAATATAACTATAATAAATACTAGGATTATATAATTGTAGTTTTTATTTTTATTGCGATTTCTAAAATTTTCTTTTGTTTCTACTTTCTTTTCTCCTTCAATAACTTCTTTCTGTTTATCATCAATAACTTCTTTCTGTTCATCATCATTATTTTTTGTATCATCGTTACTATCATCAT